ACAATTGAATATTGCAAAGTGACGAACTATAATGTTACTTCCACACAGAATGATTTCGTTACATCTGATATGACAATGATTATGTCGGATCCAGATTCTGATCCAAGCAATAGTGCATCGTGGCCTGTTTGGAATAGCAACTCAGAGTTCAGTTCTGATTCTTCGGCCAGTACATGATAGTTTGAAAGTTTCCTGTTCCATAGCCCTAGAAGGCGAACCTTTTTGGTTCGCCTTCTTTTTTGTTATATATGATAGTGGTTTTCACATAAATTAAAAGGAGAGAACAGAACATGAGAAGTTTGAAACTTAGTCTAGACGGGAATAAGTACGAGTTTTCCACACTATCACGAACACAGGTTAGGGCCTTGCGCACTGACGGTAGAAACAAGGAAGTAAGAGAACGCGCAAAGCGGATGGAAAAGCTTAATAAAAAGTTGGATGAAAATAAAATTTCAGATGAACAACTTGAAGAACTAGAGTTGTTGGAAGAATTGGAATTTGCAGAACTTCTTAAACTTGTTAGGCTGTCAATGAGAAAGAAACATCCTGAATTTGATTTTCAAAAGGACAATCCTGAGAAGGAAGTGGAAATTGTTCAAAAGCTTGATGACCTGCTGGATATGAGAACATTACAGCAAATTTCCATTTTTGCCATTTCCGGAACAGTGCCCAAGGATGACGAAGAATTGAAAGAGGACGAAGATATTGATCTTTCATAAAAATGGATACGAAAGAAAAAGCTTATGTGCAGGAGATATTAGATTCTGAAGCAAATCTTGTAGAACTCGGCGACACAGTAGAATCCACCAACTTGTATGAACATGCACAGTTGGTGGATTTTTTTGCTTCAGAATATGGATTAGGAGGGTGTAGGAACCTATCTGAATTTTGGAAAATGATTGATGAAGAGGATCCAGTAAAGATTAATTTGTTACAGGTTGCGGCAAATGAAAGGAAAAGAGCTGAAAGGGGAGAACTGGGGAACGATAAACCTACAATGGGTGCTGTAAAGAGAAAGGCAGTTGTGGAGCCACGTAAGAAAACTGAGGATAGTAAAAGTGTAAACAGTGATCTTGTCATGTCTGAATTTTTGGTTCACATGGGCGCAGACCCTGAAAAGGTGAAAGAAGCGAGCGTTAAAACACGAAATAGAAAGATAAAAAATATTGATTTATCTTACATAACGCCAGTCGGTATAGTAGAAGATGGTTTCAACGTTAAAGAGGCGCTTAATGAAATAAATCAAGTTATCAGAAGTTCAGAGAATTTTAAAGTCTCCCAAAGAACATACGAAAAAGCTAGAAGTAGGAAAAAACATGGCTAATAGAGAAGCTTTAAAAATAGATATGCGACTCCAACTTGCAGGGGGCAAAAACGTTACCAAAACAATCGTTGGTGGCGTTAAGGATATTGAAAGAGAAATTCAGCGATTGGGTCGCAGCCTTGATGTAGTGGAACGAAAAGCTGGGAAAGCACTGAAGACCCGCCTTGCAACATATGAACAAGCGACCGCTGGAAGTAGAGCAAAGGGGGCTCCTGCAACAAGAGGTAGACAGGCGAATATCAGAATAGGTCAGAAGGGAGGGAAAGTAGTTTCTGGATTAAAACAAGTTCCTGCTGCTTCCGCTGGTGCTGCTGGCACTTCTAGTGTGATGAAGATGCGAGGGATTCAGCTTGCAGGGCTTAGAGAGGCCCAGGAAAAGGCAGTCCGGACAGTAAGTAAAACAATTAAGTCAGCCGGTAGGGAGACTGCTAATTCTGTTAAAATGATTAATGCAGAAACAGATAAGTCTTACAAAAAGATACAAGCAACCATTAAGGGTATAGTTACACAAGGGTTGAAAAAAGGTAGATCTCAAGCAGGAATATCTGGTTCTATAAAAAGAGCTCGTGACAAATTTGAGAAAAAGGAAAAGAAACAGTTTAGGGAAAGGCTTGAAGGTGCAAAGCGAGTCAATCAAACAGAAAGAAAAACGATACAGAAAACAATAGCTCAACAGGGTCGTGTTAAAAGGTTGAAAGCAAGAGAGTTTAGAAAAATACGTAACATGCACCGAGACAGTTTACGCAAAATAGATGAGTTAAAGCAGGGTGCAACTTGGGGAAAAGCCAAAAAGAAGATAAAGAATGTAGGTAAAGAACTAACATTCGAATTTGAGAAGATGGAGAAAAATCTCGAAAGAGGCATTAGAGAAATAAAAATTGAGCCAGGAGAAACAATTGAAACAGCTTTACAAAGAGTCTTTGACGATGTAGGTGATGAACTTAAAAGAATAAGTGTACCGCGTGTTAAACGTGCTGAACATTTACAACAACAGCAACCTTTCCACAAGGCATTTGCACAACAGGCTAAGGGCGCATTAGGGTTTGGTGCCATCGAGATAGGCCAGCGACTTTTACAGGTCTTTAATGGTAAAAGGCTGAGAGGGCAGTTGAGTCAAAGCGTGTCTGGTTTGACAGGGGCCATAGGCGATATGTTCGGAGGGTTGGTAGGACAAGTCACTAGGGACATTGGTGAAGCTGCTGGTGGATTGGCTGAAATTTTCATAAATAGGCTTACACTTGATCTGCGTAGATTAGGCTTAGGGCTTGGAAGTTTTGTTAAAGCACTTGGTTTCACAATTGCAAGTGGAATTTTTACTGGGATGAAAGGTGTCATGGCAGGCTTTAGCTGGAAAGCATTGGGGATTCAGGGGCTTTCTGTAGCACTTCTTGGTAGTTTATTTTCAGTAATGAATATCGTTCAAGAAAGCATAGAAGAAATGCTTAGTAACCTGCAAGTTGCCTTTGAAGCTTTGACCGCTATCGCTAGAGCGTCTTTGAATGTAATGGTTGGAGTGGTGAAAGCGGCAGGGAAAATAATTTCAGAAGTGTGGAAAGGGTTGTGGATGACCATGAAGAATGTGGTTAAAGCAAGCTGGCAGACAATGAAGGGATTGACACAAGCTGGATTGTTGTTTATTAAGGCATCGTTTAAAGCGTATTCAGAGTTACAGTTTAAAGCAAGGCAAGCTGCAACAGAGTTAGTAGATATTGCAAGAGATGCCACAGGACAAATGCAGGGTATCATGCTCAAGCTTGGTAGGGATTGGGGTGTGGGATTAGAATCTGCGTTTAGATCCGTATTCTCAGTGGTGTCGTCCGGTTTCAGAAGTGTAAAAGAAGCAGAAATGATAACAAAGTCAGCAGCAAGGTTAGCGCTGGCCGCAGAGGGTGATATAGCTACTGCTACAAATGTATTGATTACAGCTTATCAAAACTGGGGTAAAGCGGCAGGTGGTGTGTTGAGTATGGAAAGACAAATTTCTGCGGCGACAACTTTAAGTGTGGCAAACCTTTCTGAATTTGGGCCTGCGTTGAAAAGTGTTGCAGGTATGGCAAGTAGATTAGGCGTATCCTTCAAAGAAACTATGTTGAGTCTAGGCATGATGACAAGAGTATTTGGTAGAGGGTCTGCTCAACCTGCCGCTAGATTTCTTAACAGAATGTTGGAAGCAATGGCGATGCCTACCGGAAAAGCAAGAAAAGAATTAGAAAGTTTAGGTGTAACATTCGATGATACAAATTCAAGTATGAAAAATTTAACTTTTAGTGTCTTTAATACTATTAAAGCGATGAAGGACATACCATTGGTGAATTTAAGACAGTTCTTCCCAACAGTGCAATCAAGAAAAGGGTTCCTGGCTTTGACAAAAGATATGTCACAGTTTTCAAAAATGTTCAAGGAGCATGGTGCTATTGTTGCAAAGTATCCACGGCAAGTGGCAATGATGCAGAATACAATTAAAATACAATTTGCAAGAATTAGTAAATCTTTTGAAAGTGTGTTTGCTTTCGCCGGTGAACGTTTGAATAACTTTTTTTCAAAGGACCTGTCTAAATTCACAAAGATGTTTGTAGCCTTTATAAGGAACCTGCATAAAAACAAAGCTATAGTGAAGGTGTTTGAATTTTTGGGAAAACAGCTCAAGCCGGTTATGGATCAAATATTTACGCCTATCTTTGACGCTATGGGCGAGGTTTTTAATATTTCGAAGATGAGCCCAAAAGACATAGTGGACACTGTCTTTGGTGGCACTGAAAAGATAAAAGGCTTCGCGGAAGATCTGGAAAGTATTGTAAAAAAGATAAAAGGATTGCCAGAAAAATTAGCAGGATTTAAAATTTCTTTAGGGCTGATTAACGAAAAATTGCTTAAACCAATGGGGGAATTGGTGAGTAGTGTTGGAGAAAAGTTTAAAGATATAAAAATAGAAGATGTTGTAGAAAAAATCAATGTGTTGATAGCTAATTTGGCAGATTTTCCAAACATGATAGCAAATATTGGGGGAGCTTTTAAGAAAGCTTTTGGCATTGATACGTTGGAAGATTTTAAGAAAAGCTTTAAATATTATGCAAGCAGTATGGGTAAAATCTTTTTGGATGTATTTTTAACCATTTTCACAAAGCTGACTGAGAGCTTGAAAAATATGCTTGGGACGGCTCTTGAAGCGGCCAAAAAAGATCCGCGAATGGCAGAATTTATTTATGTGCTCCAAAACGCTTTTACAGAAATACCTAAATTGATTATGAAATCTTTGATGAAAGGAATGACGAAATATCTGGGGTTGGCAGGTATTATAACACACTTTGCTGGTGAAAGGGAAGAAAAAGAAAAAACAAAAAAATATCGTGATAGGATTATGGCAAGTGCTGATGCTCCAGAAAAAGCGCGTATGAAAGCTGATGAAGCAAGCGATCCGGAAAAGTTTTGGAAGTTGATGAAAATACGTGCAGGGTTAGAAACAGGTGTAGCTGGACAGCTGATGAAAATCAATGAGAACTTATTAGATACCCTCGGCAATACTGTGGAAAGTTTCAAACCATCCACCGAACAGATTAAAAAAGATGCTGCTGAATTTTCAAATGCATTGAAAGAATTGGCGTTCAAGACAAAAACAGTAGCTAGTGAAATTCTCACACCAACTGAAAAAGCCCGTAGGAGTATCGATGCGGCAGCAATAGATAGCAATATGGAAAAACCTTCTACAGAAAAAACTTTTAGACAAGTTTTAGGCTTTAAAGACCCTGCGTCTGTAGCGCAGGAAAAAATTAGAAAGTTTAAAACTGGTGGGATGGTGAACACTGGTTCTACCGTAAAAGATACTGTACCCGCTATGTTGAGTAAAGGCGAATATGTTTGGGACAAAAAGACTGTAGATAAAAATAGATGGGCTATTAGTGCTATGCATAAAGGAGTTAAAGGCTATGAAACTGGTAGAATGGTGAACACTAGTTCTACCGTAAAAGATACTGTACCTGCAATGCAGGAAAAAATTAGAAAGTTTAAAACTGGTAGAATGGTGAACACTGGTTCTACCGTAAAAGATACTGTACCTGCAATGCAGGAAAAAATTAGAAAGTTTAAAACTGGTGGAATGGTGAACACTGGTTCTACCGTAAAAGATACTGTACCCGCTATGTTGAGTAAAGGCGAATATGTTTGGGACAAAAAGACTGTAGATAAAAATAGATGGGCCATTAGTGCTATGCATAAAGGAGTACAGAAATTTAAGACTGGTGGAATAGTGAACACTGGTTCCACTGTAAAAGACACTGTACCTGCAATGCAGAAAAAGGTTAGAGCTTCTGGCGATGGTGGATCAGATGGGACCGATTCTAGTGAAAGAAATAGAACAAGAAGATTCTTGCCTCCGGATTTTCATGGAATCATGGAGCTTTTAGACAAACAGAGAAAGGAAGTCGAATATCGGAAATCCAATATCGAACGAATGGAAAGAATACAAAGAAATAAGATGGTAGGCAGACGGAGAAAGGAAGTCGAATATCGGAAATCCAATATCGAACGAATGGAAAGAATGCAAAGAAATAAGATGGTAGGCAAAAATATTGGTGTTAGTGTGGGAAAAACTGTCGACGCACCACCTGCAATGCAGAAAAAGGTTAAAAAGTTCGAAAATACTGGTTCGGAGTTACCCAAATATCGCGAAGAACGTGAGAAAATAGATAAGTGGAAAGCAGAACAGTGGAGTAAAATGAGCGGGTTGAGAAAAGGTAAAGAAAACAGAATAAGAAAATTGATGGATGATTATGAACTTGATTATGAACTTGAGATAATGAAGGCTAAAAATCAAGGATCCACACCTAAAGCAGTTGAAAAGGTGAAAGATAAAATAAAAACTATTTATAAAGAAAAAGTGGAAAAACTGGATGTTTTATATAAAGAAAGAACGTCCGGGTTAAAGAAAAAGGTACAAAAGGAATATAAAGTTAAAAAGTCAAGATTTAGAAAAGAATTTGGTTTCAATTATGGAAAGTCCGGAGCAGGAGCACAGGCTACCACACCCATCGAAAATCAAATGATGCCAAGTCACGAAGCTATCCCAGGGACGGAAAGGACAGCACCAACTACGACTTCAGGACAAAGTACAAATACGAGTATGATCCAAAGTGATGGCATGTCTAGAAAACAGCTAGCTTCCAGAAGTGAACTCATTACAGCCATGAGTGATTTAACAAATGCAGTGAAGGGGACAAAGGTGTTTACTCCACGTACAGAAACACTAGATCCTGAAAAAGCGGATATTGATGCAGCATGATAAACCCTACGTACAACGGAGTTCTTTTGGCACAGTCTGGCAATGCGGTGCTTAGTGGTGATGCACAAGCTGATGTAATGACGTATCCACGAGCTAAAGGTGTTCTTATACGCCCTTCTAACATAAAGCAAGCAACACTCGTATTAAACTGTGAACTTGTTCTAGCAGGGGATTCCGATAGCAAAGAGAATCAGCAGCATCTATTGAATGAGAAACTTTTGTCTATAGCAAGTGGAACTGTCGCCTTTGATGGCTTATCTATAGAAAACTGTGTTCCTGAATCCGTTTCTTTTAATGAAGTTAAAAACAGAAGTAATTATTACACCATAACGTTCGCTGTGGGAACGCAGAATACATATACAAGTTTGCCGAATGTGACATATAATCAATTGTCTAATCCTGCCGATCTTGGAGGCTTCAGGTATGGAACATTCGCCATAGATGATATGGAACCTTTTTATTTTGGTCAGAGAATAGATCAGCTCAAGAGTGCAAAATATACGGTGATAAGAAAACAAAAAGAATCTTGGGCATATGAGTACGATGTTAAAATGATAGGCGGTGTAGAAACAATAAAACTCACAGGTTGGATAGTGGACACTGGTAGGGAAGCGCTGCAAAGCTTTATCTACAATGCCATATTCGGACCTTTGGGAAAAATGGGCACTTTAACAGCAGGTACAGATGCAACTACATATGCTTTTTTTCAGTCGATAGAAATGCAATCCATAATACAGGGAAGTATGTATTGGACAGCAACTTTCCTTTCTACTTTAAAGTGTTAATATGTCAAGCTCATCATCTAGTTCAGTTGAAACCAAAAGCTCCAGTAGCTTCAGTTCTTCTAGTAGTAGCCTTAGCTCTTCCAGGAGTTCTAGTAGTTCTATAAAGGCACAAAGCTCTAGTAGTTCATCCAGTTCTGGTGATAGTTCGTCTAGTTCAAGTCGACACAGTTCTAGTAGTCAAAGCAGCAGTAGCAGTTCCTTGATAAGTTATACTAGTTCTAGTAGTAGTAGTTCTTCAAGCACTAGCAGTGTGAAACAGAATCCATCCAGTAGCAGTTCCAGCAGTAGTTCTGTCGAAACTAAGAGTTCTAGCTCTTCCAATAGTAGCAGTTCTAGTTCAGTAGTGACTAAAAGTTCTAGCAGTTCTAGTTTATCGTCTAGTTCAGTGGCCACAAAAAGTTCCAGTTCTTCAATTGAAACCAAAAGTTCCAGTTCTTCAATTGAAACCAAAAGTTCCAGTTCCAGTTCAGTGGAAACTAAGAGTTCTTCTAGTTCCAGTTCATCATCCAGCTCTAGCAACAGCAGTTCAAGTTCATCGTCTAGTTCTAGTAATAGTAGTTCCAGTTCAGTGGCTACTAAAAGTTCTAGTTCCTCAGTAGCTACAAAGAGTTCCAGTTCCAGCTCTATTGAAACTAAAAGTTCAAGCTCTAGTTCTAGTTCTGAGATATCTTCTGCATTCAAGCTTATATATCCACGATATGTTGCCCTTACACAGGATGAAAAAGTGGGTGGTTCAGTTTCGCCTTACGATGTTGAAATACCGTTGACATCTCAAGGTGATGTATTTTATCCGGGATTGATACCGGATACAGCAGTGGGATATTATCAATATCAAAAAGTATTTATAGAGGTGTCAGATAGTGCAGTTACTAATGTAAAAGTGTACGGGTATAACAGCAAAGCCAATGACGTTGTCCATTTTGCGATAGAAAAGAATTGGGACGGTTTAACAGTGGACGGAACAGAGGTTGTTAAAAACTTTGAAATAGAACCTAAAACTTATGGATCGTATGAATGGCAAGATTTAGATAGCGCTCACGCTATATCATATGGGTCTATATTGGCAGGTGAACGATTAGGGGTGTGGTTAAGAATGGGAGTTACCAACACAGATACCTACGATGCAGACGATGCCTTTGTCCTGGGGGTGAAATGGGATCAGGGTGGCACGAGCTATGAGCTTACAAAAGAAATAGAGCACACAAGAGTTTTACAGGACTGTACAATAGCCAAATTAGAAACAGTGAGTAGGGCGGAAAGAATAGTAGGTGTTTATATAGATGACCCAGTAACATCAACATTTTATGCAGATGAAGAAGATCAGTGGAAAGCTGTTTATATAAATGGAGAATTCTATGATGAGTTTAGTGGACTTTACACAGAAATACAAGTACCATCATTGAATCATCATTATGATTTAGAAGTTTATTATTTACCGTTCTATGGATATAGATATAGTGACATTTTCCAAATGCCAGGAAATAGGGCAAGGTTACAATTTAAGGTGAAAAATCCAGAAGTGTATGATATGGAAAAGATACAAATTTTTACAGATAATAAAACTGGCACATATCAAACAAGACCAATGTGTGTGATAAATGCAAAAACAGCAGACGGTGGTGGAATGTTAGTACATCGTGTAATAGTAGAAACAGAAGGACTATAAGGAGAAGTAAAGTGAGTGTATTGCAAGCAGAAATTTATACAAATAAAATTGGAGAATGGAGATTCAGAGTTAGAGATGCTGATGGTAAAGCGCTGTGTGCGTCTAGCACAAGTTATGTAAGAAGAAGAGCTTGTATACGTGCATTGAAAAGTGTTGCGCGTTCTTCAGAGAAAATTGATATTGTGGATCTGAATCGGGCCGATACTGAATAGGTAGTTATTTATTCGCACTTTTGTAACTTGGAGTGGGGCAGTCAACTTCATAAACGGGTTGTACTTGCCCCTTATGATTCCATTTTGTGATGACTTGTTGAGTTGGCCGTAAAGCCTTGTCTTCATAAGCCATGTTGGTAAACTCTGGACAAAATGACTTGTCCTTTTCAACAACTTCCGTAATGATAGAATTAATATCAGAAGCAGATTTATCTGTAAAGAAACCTGTGTATCTAGAAGTGTATGTCGGAAAGATGCGTGTAGGGGAAAGGTACCAAGGGAGCCATTGTCCATAAAGATCGTAATGTAAAGCATCACAGTCCACACCAACAGATTCAATGGAGAATGTACGTTTTTGTGGGTTTGAACAAAGAATCTCACCATCAACTGGGTGATTAATCGTGCAGTCTTTTGGTCTGCATCCTTCGCAATTGCCACATAAAACATTGTAACCTATTTTGTGATTGGTTCTTATATCTTTAGTTATCCTAGAAAGGTAATTGTCTGTTAATCTGTCTGGATACATAAGAAACATTAATGTAGCACTTGTGTAAGAATAACGGCGATCTTTCCAAACGTTTTTGAATACCCACTTATAATCCATAGAAAGAACTAAAAGATAAAAATTTTTGTTTGAAGGTTTTAGTTGTGTAAAATGTGGGCTGTAGGTGGGACAACCTCCACCGGATCCTTTACAATTACCGCAAGAAAAGAATCTTTGGTAATCGGACATCAGTGGGATATCCGTTCTATTAAAGTAGAAACATTCAAGGTAAAGTGAAAGAGTGCTACCACTAGCAGTTTGATAAGGTATGTGACGAGAAAAAACTTTATTTGGATGGGAAGATGGAATTGGAAAATTTATTTCACTGGAAACTGGGACATCTAAAACAGGTGGGCGTTCGAGAGGTTCATCGGGCGTAGGGTGTGAAAAACAATATAAATGCCTTATTAAATAACCTTTATCAGTTTGTTTTGGAACATCTTCAAAGTAGTTATGGTAAAGCTTTAATAGGGTGGCTTCATTCAGATATTTAAGCTCTTCTAAGTCGTGAATATTAATTGAGTTCACCTTAGAATGTGTTTTTGGAACGATAATTGTTTTGAAGTCTGTGTGATGGTACATGTTTCACCTTTGTTAGTGTATTATAAGTAATGTAAAACAAAACAAGATAGAGGTTCACAATGAGTAATTACGGATTCTTTGCAACTAATATTGGTGTTCCTGCCACAGGGCTTACTCCAACATGGAGTACTTTGAAGAAAATCAGTGACAATAGTGATGTAGCACAACCGGTGATCTCTGAGGTTGGAGGCGGTTGGTATAAATATTCACACACTGTCGATTATAATGAACATCATGTAGGTGTGATAGATGCAGGGAGTTCTTTGATAAACGCTGAAAGATATGTACCTGTGGACATGGTATATTATGATTTTGAAGGAAGAGATAAATACGTGCATTTGACACCTGTTTATAGCGAAGATGCAGATGCCATTACATTCTTAGTGTTTATGTTGGAAGACGGACAAATAAAAACTACAAATTTGACATCCGTCGCCGTATCAGTTTACAACGAGGGCCATGTGCTACAGTTCACATTGAACGGTGTCGCATTCACAAATGGTGTCGCAGTATTAACAAAAAACTCACCATCTCTAGATGCTGGTGAATCATATTATGCAACAGTCGCGTTCACTACAAGTCAAGGTACGGTGACTGGTGCAGCAACTTATAATATCCTTCAATAATGTACACATTACGTTCCAATCAAAGTAGATTTGCTTTTGTCCCTCGCGACCAACACGGAAGGGTCTATAGGGATAAAATTGTTGTCATACCGTCAGCACTACACGCTAATATAGTTATGAAGACGACGGTGTTTAATCCTTATTGGGCGTTCACCGTAATCTCTGTCCCATTTGACACAGGGACGTATAAGTTTAAAATAAGAACTTACGATCAACTGAATAACGAAAGTCATGGAGTAGAAGACAGGGTTGATATTATAAACAACGTGTTACCGCCAGTAGATCCAGTATTGGCCGCTACAGGGAGCAGCGTAGTTCTTTCGTGGGAAGTGTCATCGGACGGCGCACCTACATGGTATAGAATATATAGCAACAATGGTTCAGGGGAAATTGATAGATCAGTACCCTACGATACAATATCAGGCGCCTTACTAACAATTAGTTATAGTGGCTTGGCAGACGGAGATTGGCTTTTCGCCATTGAAGCATATGATGGTACGGAAGAAAGTATAGATTATTTCATTATAGGCGCAACACTGCCAACGTCGAACACTATTCCTGAAAATCCAACTTATGATAATGAAAGTTTTCAGTCTGCACCTGTAGTGGGAGAAAATGCAACAGTAGGTAAGTTGAAAATAATGTTCTTTTGGCTGTTTGGAAGTAACGCTAGCTATTTTAGATTGTATCACGATAGTGGTACAGGCACGGTTGATTATACAAGCTGTTATAGATTCGCACGACAAGCGGGTTTTGTGCAACAATACACCACACCCCAAATTTATACAGCAAAGACACAGCAGACTTTTAAGTTTGTTGTAAGAGCTGAGTCACCTGATGGAGTAGTCGAAACAAATACAAATGAATATTCCGCTATCCTAGACGGAGTTCAACCATTGGAGGTTGAAAATTTAGATATAAGGTCACAATACTAATGTCCATAACTTTAGAATTCAAGGATATGATGACAGATAAGAAGTTACTTCTTATGCCAGATTATTCACCATGGGGCAGTAGTTCATTTACAAGCACTGATCTTTTTATGTCTAAAGTAGTGAGCTGTGGAGTGTCGTTGGGGAGTACAATTGACACAGCAAAAATAGAAATGCTGGATAAAAAGTTTGGGGATCATGCAAATTATTATCAACCTATAAAAATAGTGTACTTGAAAACATTGTCATCTGGAGGTAGTTCCATTTCTACAGTGTGGCGAGGATTTGTGGTCGGTGAAACAGGACAGTTAAACACAAGCAACGATACACTTACAGTGACTGCATATGATTATAAATGGTTTTTGAGTAAAATAACTAAAGTGCGTGGGAGATGGTACTCTAATGATTCTGCCGTGCCAACAACATATGGTTCACCTTTCACACAGGGCGATGCGAAGTTTGCTTATGAAAAATTCAGAGGCGCAATAGGGGACGATGCAGGATATTTACAGAATCAACCATGCGTGTTTAATAAAGGTGGTGTCCCAGATTGTAAGGTGGAAACAAATGTTGCAAAACACTGTGTTTTTTATCACGGTAAAATAGTTAGAGATGAGAAGCTTGGGCCAGATGAAACATATTGGCAAGGGGAAGATTGGAAAGGTCAGTACTGGACATATGCTCAAATCTTAAGACACTTGGATTACTATTGGATTAGTCCTTACTTTAATTCATTTGTGCAGTTTAAAATAGATAATCAAAGTTTTACAGAAATAAATAAATTAGACAATAAGAACCTCATACCGCATAATTTTTCAATCGAAGGCATAAACCCACTACAAGCCATAGACGCTGTGGTGAAGGCCATGCCTGGAAGATGGGTGTGGTGGATTGATTATAGTTCTAATATGATTTTGATTAAGATAAGAAACATAAGAAAAAATCTTTTTCCCGCTAAAAGTATTATAGTCGGGGACGACACGAAACTACCTGAAATGGATCCTTTGACAAATGTAAGTAATGTAACAATGACAAGGGACACTGCCGATGTCGTAAAATATGCGATAGCTAAAGGCGGCGCAGTGAAAATGATTACAACATTGAAATTTATGCCACTCTGGCCTAGATACTACGATAGCAGTCCCGGAAAATATATGGATTTTAAGAATGAAGCTGATTATAAAAAATGGAAAGAATACGATAAGAAGGTTAGGAAAGGCGATGAGGATACAAAGAGATTTTTTAGTCAAGATCAGCTTGAAAGATATCCGTTGATTTACAAAAGGTACGGATTGGCAAAAGAGGGGGAGAATATAGCTGATTCCATGATAGACAGTCAGTCAACAGAATCAGTGTTATATCCAGATACTGTAGATTTGACTGGTGTTGTGGGCGTAGAATATGCAGCGTTCACAAAAGACATAAAAGAAATGTTCTTCAAAAATACAAAAATAATAAGAAGAATTGATCCACCTCAATTTGATAAATATGGAGACAAGGTGCAAGTTTTTCTTAGGGATGATTTAATAGATTACGATAATGCTATTTTTACAAAGGCAAAAAGGGTGGATCTTAACACACCTACAACACCTCCTTCCGCTTATAACGATAATTGGCTGTATCCAGAAGCGGATGACATATCTTTTGAATTTGATGAAAATAGTGGGATAATGGTTTTTGAAAAAGCACAGTGTATGCGCAGGGTAAAATTTGAAGGTTCAAATGTCAAAAATTCAGTTGAGGTATATCCTCCTTATGCGAGAATGCAATCAAGACGTGTTTATGCGACGTGTACTTTAGTTTCAGACGTTGCGGCAATAATGGGAAGAAAAAGGCAGAACTCCTTTATAGATATTTATTACGGTAGCCAGTTCCCTGGATATGTTGACACAAAAGGGGTAGACATAACATTCCATCACAATGCATGGTATCCGATCAACTATAACAGGAAGACAGCCACAATTGAAACAGACAATACCACAGAGGCAGATGGTGAAGAAATAGGGACACTGTTGAGGAAGTGTGATAGTTTCGCAAATTATAAACAGTATGTGGGAAATGGTGCTTACGAATTGATGAGAGCGCTTATAAGTTATTTATCCATAAATAGTGATTACACAGAACAAGGGAATGTGGATCTTGGCTTTCTTTCGGTACATTATAGACTCGGCGACAGAATAAAGAAAATACAGAATAGTACAACAGACAACAACGGTTCTGGATATAGTAATATGAGAGTGTTTGTGACAAGCGTAAGACATACAGCAGTGGGAGATGGTTTAAATTATTCAACTGCGTTGTCATTAACAAATAAAGTAGATAAAAATGTGAGTGGCGTAGATGCAGTATATAGGCCAAAAGAAAGACGGAAAAACGTTTTACAACTTATGGGGCCTCAGAACCTTTCAGATACACCTGATCCTGGATTACCTAACTGGGCAGAAATACAAAATTTATTATGAATAACTTAGAAGAAATTCAAATATTGAAAAGGCGCATCAGCGCTTTAGAAGATCAAACACTTGACAGTGTAAGTGAATCTTTTTCAGCATCTAAACAGAACCCTAAAAATATTATCAGTATCACGGGGATTGCCAGTGGGACCGTTGGAACAAATAATGTAGTAAAGGTGGAAAATAATGCTTTAACTAATTATTATCCTAAATTCACTAAGTTAAGCAACAGTGACAATGAACCTGACGGTAGTGGTACATCCTATAAAGTCGGTGTATGTTTAGATAATGCAGAATATACTGAATCTATGGAAGTGCAGGTAGAAGGTGTGGTTTTGTTAAAGATCGAAGCATATACAGTAGCACATGAAGCAGACAGCGATAGAAAAATAGGGGTTGGAACGGATTTGGGAGTGGGAAATGTGTATGGAGAAGTTGGTTCGGCAAAGTGGGATGAAGTAACGTTCGCTGCTTTTACGGCACTTGAGAATCCTTCCGTGGGCGACAATGTGGTGAGGGCTGTATTTATAGGGGGGAGTGGAACAAAGGTTTATCTTGTGAAAATTACAGGTATACACCCTGATTCGTATGTGGTTGGTGATAACAAGTTAATTGTTTATAGGGGTGATGTTTATGGTAATGGAAAAACTGTTACAGCAACCACAACAGGCGTGACAGTGTATATATTACAAATAGCGGTTAATGAGCAAGTTCCTGATGACACTTGGTTGCTGTGCATTGTGAATGAAGAAACATGGGTTGATAAAAATGATAGTTACGTGACGGAAGAAGTGTATGAGGGAACTGTGCCAATATGGCTATAACATTCACAGATTGGGAACATTGTGATTGGCAGGGTGGGTATATTCTTGATTGGACTTTGAGTGGAATGGAAAATCATTTATTAACACCCTATTGGGAAGCTGCTAGGCAGGCAGTAGTGGAGAAATATTTAAGAGATAAACACAATCCTGGATTTTCTTCTGGTGATCTGCTCACTGGAGATGCAACAGAGCTCAATCCTTCAGTGGAAGGTAGATACATAAGTCACGAATTTGTAAAAGCAATTTATTATGCTATTCGTGAATCTTTTTCTACTCATCTCGACACAACTCTTTCTTATTATGTAAACCATTTGAATGACGGAGGGGATTGGGAAAACGAGTTTGATGCAGCACCTTTGTGGACATGGTACACAATACAAGTGGCAGCAGGGATAACACCTGGAACGTTCACACTGCCCACTGTGAATACAATACCTGATCGTGAATGGATATTAAATCTTAAAAAGATATTGGACTTAATGATATGGAAAAGAAAAACGGCACAAACTTTTAAAGAACTCTGGTATAAAACCGTGGATGGTTATCCATGGATAACCGCGGTTGCGGATTTTAACGCTACTTCGTGGACTGTGAGCATGGCAGTATGGGAAGATCATGCGCATCATCAAGCGCGGAAGATCGGTGTGAATAATTTTGAAATCAGGCGAAGGAAAGTGGCGTATGAATCTAGTTTAAATCCTCAGTTCCCCTATTCACACAATGTTGACATTTATGCTTTCTTTCAAAAGTTTGGCATCGGCAATATATATGAAAATAATGATTATTATGTAAATGAAGATTCATGGGGAAAAGTATATACAAATTCCACACCCCAACAGAATGAATATGAGTATTGGGTTGGTGACTTTAATGATAATTCAATGACCGAGCCATTAAGCTACCATACCCATCATTGGGAAAACTGGGGGGGGACTTTCTCTCCCAAACCATCCTGGGACCACATACAAAGAACAGTTTTTAAATTTAATGTTTCAAATGGTTTTATTTTCCTATAACATTCCAAACAGTTTGCTTTTACACTCCACCCTGCTATACTAATAACTAGTAAGCAAAGGTGTGTATGAAAAAAGTAGAAATAGATTTAAAGTTAGTTGGTGGAGGTTGGATTGAAGTCGGGATACAACACCCTTCCAGTGACACTTTTAGAGAAACTTTAGAAGTCTTAAAATATTATTTGCCTGTCTTTAGGTACAATAGTAAGACAAGGAAATATGATACTTCCATTTACCATGTTCAAAAGGTTTTGGATCTGGTTGAAAAATATAATTGGGAACTATATGCTTCCGATAAGTTTCAAAAATATGTAAGGCTTGTGGAAAGAAAAAAGGCAAAGATAGCCGAAGTTAAACACGATGACGAATTTACCACACCTTTGTGGACAGATGACCAAAATGCACAGTTATACCCTTCACAGAAAAAAGCAATAAATTTTGGTCTCCTCAATGGAGGTGGTTTGATTATCGATGAAATGGGGGTAGGAAAGACTCTTGAAGCCATTGGCGTAATGTGTAAATTGTTTGAAGAAAAAATGGGGAATGCATTATTCGTAGTCAAAAACAGTTTGAAAGATCAGTGGCTAAGCGAAATTCTGAGGTTCACAAAAATAGAAAAGAATAACATATCAATCATAGGTGGTAGACAATGTTATAGATGTCCCAAGGGCATAGTGGAAGATGGGGCAGTAAACTTTGTACGGAATGGTGGGTGTAAGGAATGTGAAAATGCTATACATTGTAGAAAAGTACTGCGAACAGAAGCTCTCACGCGCATATACCAAATATCAATAGCAAACATAAATATTTGTTCCTATGAACAGTTGCGTATAAATATTGGTTCGTTTAAAAAGAAACAATATGATATAATAGTTTTTGATGAAGCTTCGAAGCTAAAAAATAGAGGCTCCCTTACAAGTAAGTCAGCAGTACAATTATGTCAGGAACATTCAGAAGCTGTAAAAGTTTTGATGTCTGGCACGTTTATAGAGAATAAGCTTGAAGAATTATATACCCCCATGGCAATATTTAATGGAGCGGTTTTGGGAACATTCGGTAATTTTGCACAACACTATCTTGTGCGAGATCACTTTAATGTTACGGTGGGTTACAGGAACTTGAAGTACTTTAAAAAGATAATAAGACCGTTTATGATTAGACGCACCCTCGATAAAGTTTGGAAAGAAAGACCGTCTTTAACAGAACTTAACAGATATTGTGCCATGACCAAAAAGCAAGCAGAATTATACCAGCAAGCTAAAGAAGGTGTTTTAAAGGATTTAGCAGATTTAAAATTAGAAAAGAAAATTAACTTTGCGAATGTGCTGTCATTAATACAGTATTTAATACAGGTGGCATGTACTGGGAAAGTTCTAGTAGACGAGGATAGTGGAAATGATTCATGTTCAACTAAAATAGATGAATTGAAAAGTATACTATCTGAAGAAGTTGGCGAAGGAAAGCAAGTTATAGTTTTTTGTAGTTATCCGTATAAAGTGTCACCGTATATTGAAGCAGCATTGAAAAAAGACGGGCACAAAGTCTGTGTAGTGGATGGAAAGAACAGTAAACACATTAATGAAAGAATAGGAAAATTTAAGGCTGGGGAATACAATGTGTTGCTTTGCTCAGATGTGGTCGCCTATGGGATGAATTTACAATGTGCTACATATTTAATCAATTTCAATTTACCTTGGAATCCTGCAATGATAGATCAAAGGATAGGTAGGGTCTATAGAAGAGGGCAGACAAATCCAGTTGTGGTCATAAATCTTGTAACAAAGAACACGATAGATGAAGATATCATGGATAAGATTTTTGCCAAAAGAAAGCTTTTTGATGAAGTGCTGGGATATGGTAAAATGCGTAAGATGAAGAAACCGAATGTTGGCAAATTGGTGGAGCTTTTAGGATAATGGATTTTTATAAATATTTAATAGAACAGGCTACAAACTGCGATTTAAGGCGGGTAATCGGACAGTTGATGGAAGAACTCTGTGTGAAAGAAGAAGACGTTTTAGTAAAAAATAAAAGAACTAAGAAAAAACTACGAAAGAATTTAAAGGGTAAGATTATCCAAATTTGGAAAAAGGATAGTGGATATTTCTACACTTTTTCAAAGACATCAATAGGAAAATTTGTTGGGGATTGTGTTGGATGCCCCTTTTCCAGAAAAATAAGAAAAAATAAAAATGGTAAAGTGTTGAAGTATAGAAAGTGTGTCTCAGAAGTTTCATGTGTACATGATTTGCCCAGAAGGATACATGGGTTAATAAAATTGATGGAGTTTGAAGGGTATGTAAGGTGTGTGACAAAAGAAGAAGCCGAAAGGGAAGTTAAAACTTTTTACCCCGATAATATTAAAGACTGGAAAGTCACAGACTTTGTAAGATACTATGGTGATCTAATGAAGGAGCATTGTCCGCATTTGGTTATAAATAGTGGGTATAGGATTAAAAAACAACTCGGCGAGTTTATACGTATAATGCGGGGGCAAGCTGGTGATCACGAAGGGAACGCAAGAGTTAAGAAATATTTACGTGTGAAATTTGAAAGAACAGATAACGGCACTGAAATCTATTTAAATGCCCTTTTTAAATCTTCTAGTTATGCGTTGAATATGTACTTTCCTGATTTTTGTAAGAGGGAAGAAATATATTGTTCGTATTGTTTGCAAGGGGAATGCTGCTTAGAAAAGGAAAATGGTCAATGTACAATAGGCTTAATAAAAAAGATGGGAAAGAAATATAATTAATTTATGCCTTTAACACGCACAGAAAGAATAAGACACAGGAATGCAGATTATCGAGATATTAATCTTGAAATTGCTTTTGTAGGTGGAATTGTAGGTTCTGTTGAAGCACTTGGCAAGGTGATGGATGATTTTCCTAGCGATGCACTTACAAGTAACAGACTCAAGAATATGTACGATATTGCGATAAAGCTGTATCACGAAGCCGGTGAACCATTAACACTTGATTCTTTGGAAAATATGCTGAACGTTTCAGCGTTTAAGAAAGAAGCTTATAAACGGCTTTATAGAAGATGTAAGAAGATAGGTAAAAAGAGAACAGTTACTGATACATTTGTTGCACAAAAGAAATTACAGCAAATGTATTATGGTCGGCACATTGAATTGTGCATGAAGGGCATCTTAGTAGACCTCCAAAGTGGGTTGGATGGAAAGCTGGACAAAGTAGACGAAGCCGCTGAAAAAATACAAAGCCTGTCTGTAGACATTACAGACAGGCAGGTGGCAACAGTTATAGTTGATCCTGTGGTAGGGTATGCGGATTGGAAAAAAAATTACATACATATCCAGAAACATCCAGAATTGTTGAGAAGTATCCCAACAGGTATCCCACCCATGGATAGATGTATGCAGGGCATAAGGGGACAGGAATTTGGGCTTATAGCTACACCTTCAAGTGTGGGTAAATCAATCGCATTAATGAACATTGCTACTTATTGTTGGAGGACTGTTGGTGATGTAGCATTGATCACAATAGAAATGCCAGCAGAACAATATCAAAACAGACTATATTGTTCATGGTCTGCTATAGAATATGAAAAGTTTAGGTGTTACTCTTTAGGTAAAAAAGAATGGAAAGGATTAGATAAGACAATAAAACGATACAAGGCACACGAACACAAGATACATTTAGTAGACATGCCAGAAAACTGTACGGTGGATGCAATAAGAGCAGAAATACAATCACTGCAAAAGAAGTACGATATTAAGTTGGTGGTTTTAGATTACCTGAATATTGTTAGGGACAGTACTGGTGAATTTTCTGTAGGTTGGGAATCACAGTTGCAGACAGCGTTAGAAGCTAAGATGAAGATTTGTCGTGGACTGAGACTGCCAATGTGGTCAGCAGTCCAGGTAAGTGCAAAGGATCTTGCTTTTTCAACTCATATTAAAGATCAAATTGACATTGGGGTTAAGTTTTTACCCACTGATGATTATGAAGACACGAAGATGTTAAAAATGACATGGTTTAAAACTAGAGACTTTGAAGGTGTCCCATCTGTTATTTATACTGACCGCGGCAAGATGAAACTGTACAAAAATGTTAGTGTAGAAGAAAAACGTAGAAGAAAAAAATTAAAGAAAATTTCAAAATCTGAAAGAAAGGTTAAAACATGAAAGAAATTCCCGTGATTCATAAAGAATGTTACATCGCCAGAGCCGAAGTAGAAAATGAAACTTCTAATGTTGGTTTTAGGATAGCGAACTTGATTCATATTCTTGGTGGGGATAATAAGTTAAATAAACTTAGTTATTATTCAAACCATGTTGAAGAAAAAAGTGATGATGGCAAGGCACTTAGGGGCAGTTACGGCCCTAGACTAAGATGGTGGGTTGGCAGCGATCAACTTGCGGAAGCAAATAAAATAAATGTTAATATGGATGATGAAAAGGACATGGTGAAACCTGTAGGTGTCGATCAACTGTTAATGGCTTATATGGATTTGATACCTGAAGATCAACAGGGATTAGGACTTTCACATTCTTCTTTTGTTGTTAGAAATCCGGCTATAGATTTTGACGAAACAAATGATGTACCAGATCTGTTAAGTGGAACTTTTTATATAGATAATTATAGGCTTCACCTTATTCTGAATTATGAAATAATCGAAAATGTGTTTAATGACTTATGGGCTTTTAGTCAAATCTTGTCGATGATGGCTGTTTGGATTCATGCTGTGCCAGGAAGTCTGATTGTGAATGGGGTGATAGATAATTCAGGTAAATATGAAACGTTTGAAACAATAGATAGGTGTTGCCAGCAGGATAGAAATGTGATGGGGTTTGACACAGAAGCAAAGGAATTTTGGGAAGATATGGATACGCTTAATTATTTAGAGGGGCATATACGTTGTATCTTCAATAAGGAAGTCCTTATAAATGAAGACGTTGATTATGAAAGTTGTATTGAAATGTTTATGCGCACATCTGAAGAAAGATTTTTTGGTAATTACCCCAAAGAGCTTTTGTTTGCTTTGCTCATCTGGGCATTGGCTAATAAGTGTGATATGTACGGTGAACAGCATATAATTCACATGTTGGGACAGATGGAAACGTCGATTAAAGGTGAAGTCATTCACATGCTAAAACAAAGAAGCTGTGGTTTGGACTTGTCCGATTATTTGGAGAACTGGAGTGGCTAAAAAATACTATGATTGGAAGGGTTCAAAAAACACAGATGAAGAATTCATCAGTCACCTTGCAAGGGAGTTGGATGTCGGAAGGGATCGTGCAAAAGAAGTGATAAAGGTGTTTGTCAATAGTGTTAGGTACTGTACAAATCTTAACACGTTTCTTTCGGTGAGACGTCTAGGGGTGTTCGCGATACGGGAAAGAAAAAATAGTAAATATTTAGACCAAAGTACCGGAGTTTATAAAAGACTGCCGTTGATGAACACAATACACTTTAAACCTTCAGTGAGTTGGCGTGGTGAGATTAATTTGAAGATAAAAGAAGCCATCAAGAAAACCTTAGATGAAGCAGAAGAACACAAACGGGACATGATAAGATTGTGAAAAAGAAAATAGTTTGGAATAGATTACACTGTCATAGCGATTTTAGTGTGAGAGACGCGATTGCAAAGGTGAGCAAACTCGTTGAAAATGCTAAAGAACAGGGGTGTACAGCACTTGCCTTAACAGATCATGGGAATCTTAGTGGTTCATATCAACTGTGGAAAGATTGCAGGAAAGCGGAAATAAAACCAATTTTAGGTGTGGAAGCATATTACGTAGATGATTATGAATCTGAATCTGCGAAGGTTGCTTGGAACTATATGCACATTTGTCTATGGGCCGCTAACGCTAAAGGGTGGCAGAATATAAAAGACATGATGGAAGTCGCGTGGAACAGAGGTTTTCATGCAAAGCCTCGTATCGATTTTGCACTGTTGAAGAAACACAATGAAGGGGTGTTTGTTGGATCTGCTTGTGTAGGTGGGCTGGTAGGTCATACTTTGCTTGGTTATGATAAATATCATACCGATCTTACAAAAGTGGAAAAGAATAAAAGAATATGTAAACGTATAAAACAAATCCAAAAGGTTTTTGGTGATAGATTCTATCTGGAATACATGATACACGATATGAAAGAGCTTGTTGCTCTTAATAAATACCAAATAAGGCTTGGAAAAAAGTTTGGCATCCAAGGGATTCTCACACACGACACACATTATATAGCGGATAATGATTATGAAATACATGATATAGTGCTATGTGTTATGCGGAATACAAAACTACAGGACGAAAACAACGGAACGTATGATTGTAAGGATTTCTCCTTCAGTAGTGTAAAAAAAGTTCAAGAATGTAGAAAAGAACATTTCCCTTATATCAAGAAAAAAACTGTGGAAAAGTGGATGAAAAACACGGTTAAGTTCAGCAATAGGATAGAAACCTTTGAGTACAGGACAAAAGAGAGTGCTTTACCTAAATACTGTGAAGACGCCAATGCTGTTTTGAGAAAGCTGTGCAAGAAAGGGATGAAGGACAGAATAAAAAGTGTCACTAAAGAATATAAAGCAAAATTAGAATATGAATTGGAAGTTATCATTAGGCTTGGGTTTTCAGATTACTTCTTATTTGTGTGGGACATTGCACAGTACTGTAAAGCTACCGGTATACCGTATAATGCCCGTGGGAGTGTTTGTGGCTCGTTGGTGGCCTTTTGCTTGGGGCTTACAGTAGTAGACCCAATAAGGTTTGATGCTACGTTTGAGAGATTTTTAACAGAGGACAGATTGTCCCTGCCAGATATAGATGCAGATGTTGGAAAAAAACAACGTCAACTGGTGGTAGATTACATTCAAGAAAAATACGGTTCTGACAATGTAGCTTACATATTGAACTTTTTACAGTGGCGTCCACGTGGAGCACTGAAGGATGTGAGCAGAGTATGTGGTGTACCTTTCCAAACTATAAATGACATCACAAAAGCTATTCCAGACAATGTTAGAGAATGGGGAGAAATTCCAGCAACTAAAAAGTTGACCAGATTTTTTGAAAAAAATGAAGACATTGAAGACTGGTCGATACGAATGCAAAAGTTTTACAGACAGCGTGGAACACATGCTTCTGGTATAATAGTCACACCTGGAAAAATGACAAAGTGGATTCCGGTGTCGTACAATACAACAGGCGACAAAAGAACAAATAAAACAACTGAATTGAATATGTACGATCTTGAAGAACTAGACATACTCAAAGTTGATATATTGGGACAAACAACTCTAGATGTAATAATGGACACGTTAAGGTATGAACAAGTTCCTTGGAATAATTATGACGAGATTGCTATGCACGTACTTGAAGAAGAAAACATAAACGATAAAGAAGTGTATGCAGGATTACGTGCAGGACACTTGCAGGGTTTGTTTCAACTTGGCACATCTGAGGGGATGAAAAATTTGACAATAGCAATGGGAACTGAAAACATAGAAGATATTCTATATGTGATATCTTTGTACAGGACAGGTGTGTTGAAGGCTGGGATGCATACAGAATTTGTGGAAAGGAAATTTGGTAAAGAATTTGAATACATACATCCTAAAATGGGTAAGGTACTTGATAAAACAAAGGGTGTGTTATTATTTCAAGAAGACCTATCGGCATTGGCTGTGCATTTAGCAGGGTTTACACCAACGGATGCGGATCATTTTAGGAAAGGCATCAAACTAAAAGATCCGAGTAAATTTAAGCCTTGGAAAGACAAATTTATAAAGGGTTGTAAAAAAATTAGCAACATTAAAAAAAGTGATGCAGCCAAAATATGGCAGTTTATGGAATACTTTAGTGGATATGGATTTAACAAAAATCATGGTTTGAGTTATGCGATTGTGGCCTATATAACAGCATATTTGAAACACTATTATCCAGTAGAATTTATGTGCAGCTTGCTAACAAATAACATAGACGATGATAAAAAGCTGGCTAAGTATGTTAAAGAATGTAGAAGACTTGGCATTAAAGTTTTGATGCCTGAAATAAATGAATCAGGTGCTGAATTTAAATTATCTAAGAGTGGAAAAAATATTAGATTTCCTTTCAGTGCAGTGAAGGGTTGCGGGGACAAAGCAGTGCAATGTATTAAAGAAGTCAAAGCTAAAGGTAAAATAAAAAGCTTTGAGCAATTTTATGAAGACGTGAATAAAACGAAGGTGAATGTCAAGGTTTTGTCGAATATGATTTTTGCAGGTATATTCAGTAAATTCGGAAGTATGAAAAAGGTTTATAATAAATATGCAAAGTTGCGCAATGAAAAGAATGAGAGAACCCTCTATTGTTATAGTTGCAGTAACAGGTATCCCATTATATCAAATAAGTTGGTGTGTCCCAATTGTGGTGATTTAGATGTAACAGTGAAATCTAAAAAAGTCAGGAAGAAAAAATTTAATAAAGCTTATTTGGCGGATCTAGTGTTTGGATTTAATGTCACTAGAAAAGGTTTAACGGACTTTGCACCCATTATACTAAAGGCAAAGTGTAAGCCCTTGTCAATAGTCGAAGAAATAAATACAGGTTCTTTAGTTAAAGTTGCATTTGAAGTTGATAAGATAAAAGAGATCGTAGACAAGAACGGTAACAAAATGGCTTTTATAGATATAGTTGATGGGGAATTTGATACAAGTATTGTAATTTTCCATTCAGACTGGGATGTTTTAAAAGATGTTTTTAAGAAAGGAAGGTGCTACATTGGAAAGCTAGAAAAGGGTAATCGTGGTGATAACTATTTGTATTCTTCAAGGAGAAGTAAATTGGATGAATTAAAACTTTAAAAAGGTTTTCCAAAAGGGTTGTAACCACTGTATACTATTGCTATGTTAAAAGTGTTTAAAAAAGTAACGTAACTGGAACCGTAAAGGAGAAAGAAAATGGGTAAGAACAAAGAAAAGAAAGAAACAGTACAAATCTCTACAGCCTATGGCGTGGACTACAGTACTAAAGCAACAGGTATCTCGAGTATTCAAGTAACGAGAGAATCTGAAGGCGACGTAGCGGAGTTGACACTGGCGCAGTCAGAAGAAATGGAAGAGATCTGGAAGAAGCTTGAGGAAGCAGGGAAGACTATTACGTCTAAACTTGCTGACGACGATGACGATGACGATGACG